CACCGCCGCCACTTTCCTGGCCCAACGGTTCATTAATAATCGAAAGCATGGTTGCCCACGCCATATCACCATGGCTTACGCCGCGCGATCGGTCCGTTTCGTAAGTGATGAAACCGCCGGGCGTAACGACTTTGCGAACAGCATTAAAGGCTCTGACCAGACCCTGCTCGCTGCGGTCATATTCCCAGCGGCCAGCTCGTATGACCTGCAACATTTTGAGGACAAGGGCGCGCTTGGAAGAGAGGCTCATCTGGTAGCAAATAGCCGCCGGGAACCAGTTTTTAACAATCTGCCAGACCGCTTCCCCGACGCCTTGCCCGTCAATGGCGATGTGAGTGACGTTGTAGCGCTCGGCAGCCTCTTTGATGACCGCCGCCTGTTGTTCAAACTCAAGCCCTCGCAGTTGCTTCAATTCAACCGTGCGAAACCGACCGCCAGCCACAAGGGGAGGGACCGTCACGGACAGAGCACCGGCATCACCATTGCCGCTGCCGCCGTTGGCGTCGTAGCCCAGCCACACCTCACGTTGGCCCATAGGGCGACTGGCGAACGGTTTCCAGTCGGGCCAGTCGTCATACCCGTCAGCACCGCACCCCAGTAACTGGCTAAGATTGAACGCGCTTTCGCCGTCTTTGACGAACTCGCACATGTACAGGTTTTCAAATTCATCGGGGCTGTTTTCGTCCCTGATTTCATCAATGTCGGTATAGTCCCAGCCGTTGTTAATAGCGTCCTGAATAGTGACGATCTGCCGCCACGTTTTATCCGGGTAAAGCACGCCGCTATGCGTTTTCTTCCAGGACACGTCGAAATCAACCCGCTGCGCTTTAGGTCGTTTCGCATTCCACCGATCGCCGGTCCAGAACTGATAGGCTTCATGGCTTTCGCTGGATGGCGTGGAGAAGTACGTGCGCGTTAAGCCTTTGAGCGTTGCCATGGCGCCGGCAACCTTACGCAGATTGATAAAGTTACCGGTCCAGAAAAACTCATCAAACCGCAGGTGCCCGGTGTAAGACTGTGCTGTCGCCGCGGACGTCCCGAGAAAATGCAGCTCCGCGCCGTTTGACAGCGTGATTTGCTCGCCGCCTTTAAGTTCGACGTCCACCTCTTCAGCCGCTTTGCGGATGAAGTTGCGGAACTGTAGCGCTTGCTTTCGTGATGCTGACAGAAAAATTTGGTTGCGCTGGTAGTCGTGCTTAACGTCCGTTCTCAGTGCGCCCAGCAATGCCTCGCGGGCAAAGTACCAGGTTGCCCCAATCTGCCGCGATTTGAGGATCATCCGGTTACGCTGATCGCGCTGCTCATACCAGCCGCGCTGGTGCCATGCGAGAGAGTCGAGAATTTTTGAGCGCAATGCCTCGATCTGCTCCTCGGAGAAGTGATTTTTCTTCTTGCGACGACTGGTTTTTTTAACGCCGGTGGTAGTGGAGGCCTGCCCGGTATCCAGCTTTTTCAACTGCCGAGTTAACAGATCAATCTCTTTGAAATCGCCACTGGTTTTATTGTCTTTCGCGCTCAGCTGGCAGAGACGGGTATCAATGGATTGCGTCACCCGTTTGATGGGCGTTGTGTCATCCCATGCGTCGCGCTTTTTCCACGAATAAACCGTGTTTGAGTTGATACCCATTAGTCGCGAAATTTCGGCGGGCGGGTAACCCTGCCAGTAGAGCTGCTTTGCCCTTAATCGAATAAACGCATCCTGAATCATCACTTCCCCCTTTTGAACAGGGAGATTACCTGCGCGCGATCCCCGCGGCTCGGGCTTTCAGGTCTGGCCGTTCTCCGACAACAAAACCGCGTGGCGCCGGGCTTTTAGGCTCTGCGATGATGCTGCGACTGACACAAACCAACAGGATTAAACAACATGGCCAGCACGACTAAACCCGCCCGCAAAAAGTTTCGCGTTGCGGTTTCCGGCGCCACCGTTGACGGTCGCGAGATCCAGCCACAGCACCTCCGTGATGCGGCAGCGAGCTACAACCCGGACGTTTACGGCGCCCGCGTCAACGTGGAGCACTATCTCTCCATGCTCCCTGACAGCAATTTTGGCGCCATGGGAGATGTTGCCGCGCTGAGCGCGGAAGATATCACCGAAGGGCCGCTGGCCGGTCGGACGGCTCTCTATGCTGAGATCGACGCGTCGGCCCGCATGAAGCAGCTCACCGATGAAGGAAAAAAAATCTATTCCAGTATTGAGCTGCACCCACAGTTTGCCCTCAACGGTAAAGCGTATGTGGTTGGCCTGGCGATGACGGACACCCCGGCGAGTCTGGGTACTGAGCGCCTGAAGTTTGCCGCGCAGCAGCGCGCGCAGGTGATGGCCTTCAACAACCAGCAGACTGAGCCGCCGATGTTCTCTGATGCGCTTGAAGCTGAAGTGGTCGAACTGGCAGCCCAGCGTAGTGAGGAGGGAGCCAACTGGTTTAACCGCATGATGGGCATTCTCAATAAAGGCCAGAAAACCGACGATCAGCGTTTCAGCCAGTTGCATCAGGTTGTTGAAGCCGTTGCTCAATCTCAGGCCGATCAGATAGACCGGTTCAGTGCCCTGGAACAGGACCGCCAACAGGATAAAGCCACCATTCAGCAACTGACCAGCGAACTTAAAGAGCTGCGCGGTCAGCTTCAGCTCCAGCCCGCAGAAAATTACAGCGCACGACCGGCGGCAACCGGCAACAGCAGCGCGCAGCTTGCAGAATTCTAAGAGGTAAAAAATGGAAAACCTGACCCGTGAATTATTTGATAAGTACATTGTGCGCCAGGCACATCTGAACGGTGTCTCACCCTCAGCCGTTGCCAATCGTTTCAGCGTCGATCCGACTATCCAGCAAAAACTGGAACAGGCCGCCATGGAGTCGGATGACTTCATGAAGCTGGTTAACCACTTTGGGGTTAAAGAGCAGGAAGGGCAGAAAGTAAAAATTGGCAGTAAGGGACCGATGGCGAGCACCAATAACAGCTCGGACGGCACCAACCGCCGTAACCCTGCACCGAACCATAACAAAGAGTCGCAGAACTACCACTGCCGCAAAACCAACTATGACTATGCGCTTTCATATGCGGAGCTGGACGCGTGGGCCGGTCACCCTGAATTTCAGTCATTAATCAGTAATGCGATGGCTCGTCAGTTGGGGCTGGATCGCCAGATGATTGGCTTTAATGGCACGCATTACTCTGAAAACTCCGACCGCACGACCTACCCGTTATTGCAGGATTGCGGCGTTGGCTGGCTGCAAAAGATCCGCAATGAAGCGCCGCAGCGCATTATGCCGGGTATTACGCTGACCTCCCGCGATGAGAATAACGCGGTGATTGCGTCTGGCACCTACGGCAATATTGATGCCGCCGTGCTTGATGCACGTCACAGCCTTATGGATCCCTGGTTCCGCCGCGCTCCCGGCCTGGTGACTGTGCTCTCGTCCGATCTGCTGCTGAAAGTGAACCTGCCGAAAGTGAACGCGCTCAGCCAGACCAATCCGAATACCGAACTGCTGGCCGCACAGCTCATTGTCAGCCAGGAAAAGATCGGCGGTCTGCCGACCGTCTTTGTCCCGGGTATTCCTGAAGATGTCGTGCTCATCACCAACCTGAAAAACCTCTCTGTGTACTACCAGAAAGGCTCCCTGCGTCGCTCTATTCAGGAAGAGCCGCACTACAACCGCGTGGCGACTTATCAATCCAGCAATGACGACTATGTCATTGAAGAGTACGGCATGATTGCCATGATCGACGGCGTGACATTCGCCTGATAATCCCATCACAAGGCGGGCAGCAAGCCCGCCCAGGAGAATGAACGCATGCTGACACCGGCACAAAGACATTTTCAGAAGGTCATGGCAGAGAGGCGAGGCTCCAGTGATGAGCGTGACGCGGAGACGCGCACCGCGCATGAGCAGATCCTCTTTCGCCTGCATATGCATAAATCCTCGCTGAGCCAGATTCAGTCCCGCCAGGCGAAGGCCGCTGTAAAGGCCAGCATCCTTCCTGAGTTTCAGGGGTGGATTGACGGCACGATCGAGGGCGACAGCGGACGCGCCGATCCGGTTATCACCACGCTGATGGTGTGGGCGGTGGACTGCTCCGACTATGCGCTGGCGCTGCGCATCGGGCGCTATGTCGTTAAGCATGGCCTGAGCATGCCGGATGACAACTATCGCCGCCCGGCACCCACGGTGCTGACCGAAGAAATCTGTAACCCTATTCTGAACCTCGCCACCACGGACGCCGGAGCTGATTTGTCAGGCTATATCGCCATGCTGGACGAGCTGGCCGACATTGTGGCTGACAGTGACATGCCGGATGAGGTCCGCGCGAAGCTGTGCAAGGTGAGGGCATTTTGCCGTCGCGACACGGACGACGCGGAAACCAAAGGCGAAGCGCTGAAACTCTTCCGGGAAGCCATGAGCCTGAACCCGGGCGCAGGCGTGAAACGGGAGATCGCCTCTCTGGTCAGCGCCCTGAAGAAGGCGCCGCAGACCAGCGCGGCGGGTGGTGATGCGGAAGATGAGACTTCATCCAGCGATACAGCGGCAACCGAAACACCCGCAGCAGAAAAAGCAACACGAACACGCAAGCAGACGAAAACGGCGGCCGGCACCCAAAAAGCCACTCGCAAAACGGCGGCAAAAAAGACAACGAAAACCACCGCCAGAGAGAACGCCTGACTGTAACGACTTGGCCCTGCGCCGCAGGCGGCGTGTCCGGTGATCTGCCCGTGAAGCGGTCTTTTCACCGGGCGCCCACCGCCTGACCTACCGGAGAAACGACGATGAGTTTTATCGCACAGCGCCCCGTCAGGCCCGCAGAGAGTGATGTGACGGATGTGGACGACGGCGGCGCACAGATTGCCGTCGGCACTTTCTGGCCGACAGTGAAGCTCCACGATCTGCGCCTCGCGGCCCGCATCGCCGGTGACATTACAACGTCCCGGTTAATGCATATGGCAACGGAGGCCGCGCTGCATGTCGCGGATCAGCTAAAGGACTGGCGCAAGCAAAGGGAAGCGGAAGGCGCGGAATCGCTGGCTTCTGTAATGCTGACTTCCGCCGGTGAACCTGTCGAGCAGATTAACGGCGAAAGCGCAAAAGTTTACCGCTTCCGGCGCGCGGTCTACTCCTTCACCCGCGCCAGTGTACTGGAGGGTTACAGAGATGTTGGCACCACGCCAAAAGGTGACAAAGACGCCGAAGCCCTGGACAGGCAGATCGACGATCTCTGGCGGGACGGGCGCTGGAGTATTTCAGATATCCGGGAAGAACCCCGTATTTACTCGGAGCTTTTCTGATGAAAGTCAGGGCGCTGCAAAACGATACGGTTGATCAGCTCTGCTGGCGTCATTACGGCAAAACCGCAGGCGTGACAGAGAAGGTACTCGAAGCCAATCCGGGACTGAGCAACCAGATTTTTCTGAACGCCGGGCAGGAGATCGAAATGCCCGAAATAACCAGCGAGGTGGAACGGGTAACCGTCCAGTTATGGGAATGACTCTGGATCGTATTAACGAATATTTTGCGTTTGCAACATCCGCCCTGGTGACCGGCGTGGGCGTCATGACCGTCAGTGAAAAGCTGGCGCTGGCTGGCCTTCTCCTGGGGATTGTTTCCGCCGTCCGGCTGGCGATACATCGCCGCCGCATTGAGCAGGCCAGCCAGCGCCGCAACGACCTGATCGAGCAGATTCTCCACCAGGCTGAAAGCCGCAACCTGTCGGACCGCGAGCGGCAGCTGCTGGAGCAACTGCACGGGGATAACCCGACATGAAGAACATCATCAAAAAATGTTCAATTGCGGTGATTGTGGCCCTGGGCATTTCGCTGGCGCCCGGGAGCGTCAGAACGTCGAAAGAAGGGCAGCAGAAGATCGCCGGTTGGGAAGACTGCCGCAGTACGCCTTATTACTGCACGGCGGGGGTGCTGACGGTGGGCATTGGCTCCACGGGTGGCGTGGAAAACCGCGAATACAGCAACCAGGAAATAGCGCGGCGCTGGGTTAACGATCTGCAACGGGCTGAAAACTGCATCAATAACAATTTCCACGGTGCCGACATGCCGCAGCTCACCTTTGAGGCCATGACGGATGCCGCGCTAAATCTGGGCTGCACCGGGCTGATGTGGTTCACCGATAAAAACGGACGCAAGCAGAGGACCACGATCTGGAAGTATGCCCAGGCCAAGCAATGGCCGCAGATGTGCAACAGGCTGACTGATTTTGTCAATGCGGGCGGTAAGCGCTCCCCCGGGCTGGTTAACCGGCGCAACGATTTTAAGGCCTGGTGCCTGCTGGGCCTGAGTACGCCGCCATGAGGGCGGGCAGTGTGATTGTGATGCTTGTCCTTCTGGCCGCTGTCTGGTGGCAGACTGACCAGCTGAGCGAGGCCCGGACCCGCAACAAGCTGCTGACCGAAACGGCGACCGGTTACGACCAGGTTATCCAGGAAGTGAAGGCGACCGCCATACAAACCCATAAGTTACTGGCAGAGGTGAAAGTCCGTGAGCAACAGCGTAATGCAGAAGGGGAGCGCCGACGTGAAGCCATGCAGGCCGCGATCAATGGTGACACGTGCGCTGCTGCTCCTGTTCCTGACGTTATCAGCCGCAGCCTGCAAAAACGCACCGCCCGCGACGGTCATTCAGCTGAACCGTGAACCCGTCCCGGAGAGCCTGACCGAAGAGACGCCGCGCCCGGCGCTGGATGAGCCGGTGACCTGGGGCGCGGTGGCGATCTTCAGCGACAGGCTGATGGATGCACTTGATGCCTGCAATGCTGACAAAGCGGCGATCCGCCAGTGGGACAGCCTGCGCCAGAACACCCGAAAGGAGCCATAAATGCTGAAGATAAACACACTCCGCGCCGCCATTGAGAAAGCAAACACCTGGTGCCGGGCGAACCCGGAGGCCTGGACGGTGTTTGTTGAAGAGGGTGGCATTGAAACGACCGGTGAAACGCCGTCATTCATGTACCGCTATTCCCTGGTTCTGTTTGTCATGAACTACGCCGGGAGTATTGACGACTTCACGCTGCCGCTGATGGCCTGGCTCTGGTTTAATCAGCCCGACCTGCTGCTGAACCCCGATAAAAACCAGCAGATTAAATTCACCACGCTGATTAACAACGACGACACTGCCGATCTGATGTTTGAGCTGCCGGTGCGTCAGCGGGTACTGGTGCAACTGGATGAAAATGGCGTGCCGTATGCTGAGCATTTGCCGGAGCCGCGCCCGCGCGTGCTGGTCCCTCACGCCTCTGGTTGGGGGCTGGTATTTGAAGGCATGCTTCAGGAGGCCGGAGCGTGAGCGATCGCATGTTCAGCGAGCTGGATCAGGTCTTTCAGGACATTCTCGACGGCGTCAGCCCGGCGGGGCGCACCCGTACCGCGCGCAAAATTGGCCTGGCAGTGCGCCGCAGCCAGCAGCGCCGCATCGCGTCACAGAAAAACCCGGACGGCAGCGGCTATGCCGTGCGCCGTCGTAAGGTTTACCGCACCCAGCAGGGGATCAAGTTCGTCTGGAATAACGAGGTGCGGGCGCTGAAAAACTGGCGCGGCGGGCGCGGGAAATATGGCCGGACAATCACGGGCTTTGACGAGAAACGCCGGGATATCCGCACATTTTACCGGGCCGATATCGAGCGCTATCTGGAAATCAAAACGCAATCAGCGACGCATTCAGAGACAAAAAAAACGCCGATGTTTACCCGCCTGCGCACCCTGCGTTTTATGAAGGTCAGACCGGACGCGGGCGGCGTCACCGTAGGATTTGACGGCATTGCTGCGCGCATTGCCCGTATTCACCAGTACGGCCTCCAGGATGAAGTTGGCCCGGGCGCCTACGCACAGTACCCGGCGCGTGAACTGCTGGGCATGACCCCGACAGACCTTATCGCGACGGAAAACGCCGCTATCAGCAGCCTGGGAGGTGCGTCATGAATGCCGAGCTGATGCGCCTGCTGGAAAACATTCTGCGCCAGGGCGTCGTGGAGCAAATCAGCGCCGACAAGCAAGCAGTGCGCGTTCGCTCCGGCAGGCTGCTGACCACCTGGATCCGCTGGAACGTCACCCGCGCCGGGGCGTTCAGCATCTGGCTGCCACCCTCCATAGGGGAGCAGATCTGGATCGGTTGCCCGGGCGGCAACCCTGAAAACGCGTTTGTGATTGGTTCAGCATACAGCGCAGATAACCCGCCAACGGGCAGCAGCCTGCTGGAAATCAGCATCACCGCACCGGATGGCGCGCGCCTGCATTACGACGCTGCCGACGATGCCGGAGCGCTGTCCGTGACCGGCATTAAAACCGCGCATATCCAGGCAGAAACCCGCGTCACGCTGGACGCGCCCGAGGTGGAATGCACAGAAAAACTTAAAGCGCGCACTTTCGAGCTGACCCACGGCGGCACAATGGCCGGTGATGTAATCCACTCCGGCGGCGCGTTAACGTCCAACGGTGTCCAGGTTGACAGTCATGGCCATGGCAGGGTTCAGACCGGCGGAAGCTGGACGGAGGGAACGCGATGACAGCCAGTTACACGGGGATGAACCCGGATGGAACCGGCGCGCTGACCGATCACGATCAGCTCTGGCAGTCCGTGACAAAAATCCTCACCACGCCAACAGGCTCGCGTGTGATGCGCCGGGACTTTGGCAGCGCGATCCCTGATTTGCTCGATGCGCCGCAGAACGCCGTAACCCGCATGCAGCTGATGGGCGCCGCCGCCATTGCGCTGGCTCAGTGGGAGCCGCGGATCAGTCTGACCACCGTCAACGTAGTGTTTTCGGAAACAGGCACAGTGACCGCCGAGCTGAACGGCACCATCACGGAAACCATGACAGAAACCAGTAACACCATCAGGCTAAGGAGCTAGTGTGCAAACGTCCGTCGATTTATCTCAGATCCCGCAGCCTGACGTCGTCGAGGTGCCCGATTTTGAAACGGCGCTGACTGATATCCGGGCGCTTATCGTGGCGGCCATGCCTGCGGAACTTCAGGCTTCTGTGTCTGCTGCGTTACTGCTGGAATCTGAACCGATGGCCGCGCTGGCTCAGGCCTTCACCTATCGCGAGATCCATCTGCTGCAACGTATCAATGAAGCCGTGCGCGCGGTGCTGCTTTCCAGCGCCCTGGGGGCGGATCTCGATCAGGTCGCGGGGAATTTTGACACTGAACGCCTGCTGATTACCGAAGCCACCGACGAGGCGGACGCCGTATACGAAAGCGACGAAGAGCTGCGCGCCCGCACGCTGCTCTCATGGGCGCGCCTGAGCACGGCGGGCGCCCGTAATGCCTATCACTATTTTGCGCGCGGGGCTGATGCGGATGTGCTCGACGTGCGCGCCTATGGCCCGGAGACGCATAACCAGGAAGGCCGCGTTTTCCTCTACGTGCTGTCACGCACCGGGGATGGAACCGCCCCGCAGGCTCTGCTCGATAAAGTCCTGGAAGCGGTGAACCCGGAGGACGTGCGTCCGATTACAGATTATGTGGCCGATTATGTTCGTTCCGCTGTGATTGTGAATTATCAGGTGGTTGCTGACATTTACGTCCCTTACGGCGTGGACACCGCCACGGTGCTGGAAAAAGCAACGGCTGCACTGAACGAATACACCGCCTCTGTGCATCTCATCAACGCCACGGTTGCACGGTCGGGCATAGACGGGGCGCTGCATCAGGACGGCGTTGTCACTGTCGATTTGCATTCGCCGGCCGCCGACGTCGTTGCGACGATGGGCGAAGCCCCGCATTGCACCTCTGTTAAAATCAACCTTGTGGTAATGGACTATGACCGCTAATTATCCCGCCAGCATTCTGCCACCCAACGCCACTGCCGTGGAGCGGGCCATTGACAGGGCCAGCGCTGCAGCACTGGCGAAGTTGCCTGTATATCTGATCCGTTGGGTGAAAGATCCCGACAGCTGCCCGCTGGCGCTCCTGCCGTGGCTGGCGTGGGAATACCAGGTTGATACCTGGAATATTAACTGGTCAGAACAGAAGAAACGCGATGCGATTAAACGCGCGCACTACATCCACCGCCATCGCGGGACGGTTGCCGCCGTGCGCCGTGCGCTGGTTGATAGTCCGTTTGGTACAAATATTGTCGAATGGTTTAACCAGAATCCTAAAGGCGATCCGTATACCTTTCGCCTGAACGTGTATCAGAACGATCTACCGGTGACGGAATACGACCAGCAGGATCTGAAACTGGCGGTGCTGCGCGCCAGGAATCTGCGCAGCTGGTTTTCCGTTCATGTATTTGGCCGACTTCAGGGAGCCTCGTATGCGGCCGGTTACATGTACGCCACGGAGAAAATCACGCCGCGCTTTGTCCCGTTGCAGGTGGTTTTATCCCGCTACGAGCTGAATCTGGCCCCCGGTGACTCGGAAACGGTCACGGTGACCATCCTCCCTGAATACGCGGAAGATAAAACCTTTACGGTAACCACGTCGGATAAAACAATCGCGACTGCCCGAATAGTCAACGGCGCTATTCTGGTTACGGGCGTGAAGCGGGGCACCTGTTCGGTCACCGTCACGACGACTAACGGCGTCAGTGCGGTGATCAGTGTCAAAGTGGTCGCGGTGATGAAGTTCATCACCCGCATCGACAATGCAAGCCGTCCGTTGTTCTACGTGCGCATGGATGAGGATTTCACGATTGATTACGGTGACGGGACAGACAGCCGGGAATACACCTTCGACCACGCGAGTGCAACCTGGGGATGGGTGATCCCCACGCGCTTTCTGGAGGAGGGCCAGGAATACACCATAACGGTTAAAAACACTGAAAGCGCCAGTTTCCAGCGCACGTCGGGTAACGTTTCAGTGACGTTGAATCCCGTGCAGGAAATCATTCTTTTGACGGGAGACAGGGACAATCTCGTTTCTTTCGCGAGTGGCGCAACCGGCCTTTACAAGGTCCATGCAGGGGCTTTTGACGATCTGCCAAATATCCAGAAATGTACCTCCATTTTCCGGGGCTGCTCGTCGCTGACTGAACTACCAGAGGGGTTATTTGCGCGGTTTACTGATGCCACAGATTTCTCCGCGGCGTTTTATGGCTGCACGGCACTGGCTGCTGTTCCTGATGGGCTGTTCAGCGAATTATCTCAGGTGACGCTATTCACCTCGGTGTTTGAGAACTGCACGCGCCTGCTGAGTGCTGGCAAAAACACATTCCGGGGCTGTGCTGCTGCGACGCATTTCACCAGTGCGTTTTCGGGATGTGC